ACGATGCAATAGCAACGACCTTGAGCAAGAAGCTTCATTTCGTTACGCTTGGTGGTTGACAATCTGCGAAGTTTGAAAACAACATCCGATTGATTGAATGATGTTCCGTTCTCAACAGATACGTTGGTGGTGATGGTCAATGATCCAGTACCTTTCGGCAACTCGTAATCGTAAACATCACCACTTGCAACGGTTGTGGCAGTTACTTCACCACTTGCAACGGTGAACTTTGAATCAACCCAAGTGATAAGGTGGATTGATTTGATACCTCCGACTGCATCTTTGCAGTCAAGAGTGAATCCCTGTGTGAGTAAACAAGCCATCAGATAAAAAGATTAAAGGGTGAAGTAAACGATTTCTCCGGGGAATGCAACCTGAACACCAGCCTTGAAAGTGAAACGAACTCTTACCTCGTCTGCGTCTTCGGAATACCACAGCTTTACGATTTCTTGTTCGTCAATCAAGTCAGTTCCCATAAAGAAGTTGCTCAAAGAACCAGCGTGAATTTTGTTAGTTCCGTTCAAACCACCAACACCAATTACTTTCATATTTGTACCTGGGTAGATCATCTCCATTGAAGTGGCAGCGTCAGCAACATAGTGGAACAAGTTAGCGTTCTTCAAGTTAACCAACATCAACTTGTAAACATCAATACCAACGAAACAAACCAAGTCAGTTTTCTCAGCAACGGCAGCAGGAATGTTTGCATACACCTGATCCAAGATGTCATCAACATTGGCAGCGGTGATTGAAGTGAAGGTAGTTGGTGCAGCGTTCGCCAATACTGGAGAAGCGGCAGCAACGATTTTGTTAAAACCATCGAAACGACTCAAGTTAGGGTTACCAGAAGTGGTGTCACCTTGCCACATTGCAACTTCCAAAGTTTGTGCAATAACGGCAGCCTTTTCAGCACCGATTTGCTCTTCAAAAGGAATCATAGTTGGTGAACCGGGCATAATTTGAGTTTGCATCCACTTTGCTTCCAATGTCTTTGGGCAAAGAGTTTCTTCAACTTTTACAGCACCAACGGTGATGTTACGCTGAGTGAAGGTAGTTGTACCACTTGGTGAGTAACCACAGCCGTCCGCCTGAAAGAAAACGGTTGATGCAAGGATGTTCAAAGCAGATGCAGATTTTACACCTACCTGAACTTGGTTAGAAGATTGCAACAAGGTTGCAGTTTTGCTCCCGAAAAGAGCCTTAACCAACAAATCAGTTGATTGTTCGTTGGTGTAATTAGCGAGTGTTCCTACTGAAAATGACATAGTTTTATTTGTTTATTGCGTTTTTGAATTTTTTAAGTGCTTCAAACTGATCATTTTTCTTGTTTGAAACGGGAGTTTTGATTGGGCTTTCGCTTGGCAAGTCAGCAACTTTCTCAATCAAGTCAATTGCTTTGCTCATTGCTTCTTTGTGCTGGTTGTTAGATGCAGACAAAGCCACAACTTTTGCAGACAATTCTGCGATTGCACTTTCCAACTTTGATACAACATCATTGAAATGGCTAACGGTTGCAAACTCTTCTTTGGCTTCAACTTCGATTTCAATTTCAGGTTCAACGATTTCAGTAACGATACCGTCAACAGTTGTAACCAACAAACCACCTTCAACCTCGTGAGTTGCATCAGGTGCTGGAATTGAACCTTCAGCAGTTTGAACGAAGATGGCAGTTCCTACAACCAATTCACCTTCCCATTCAACGATTGTTCCATCAGTCAAAGTGGCAGTTGCCATCTCAACTTTGATTTCTTCTTCGGAGAATCCCAACATCGTGCGGATTTCCTTGAGTGTTTCTTTTGCGTTCATTTTGATATAAATTAGATTTTGTTTTTACTTGTTGCAATTTTACTTTCCATTCCACCTTGAGAGAATCTCTTTCATCTGCTCAATCAGTTGTTCTTCTTTGTCTTCGGGGAAATCAAAAACACCTTCCACAGAGAATCCTTTGAACTCACCTGATTTTACTTTCGCCCACACATCATCGTTGTCAATGAGATAAGAGACAAACCAACTTCCGTCTGCAACCTCTTCAAATCCCTTCGGTGGCATCACACCTCTTTCACGGTCAATGATGTATGATTCAAACAAACTCACGCCATTCATTATGGGTGTTTTGTGATGTGCGTTTACGGAATTGTACTGGTTTGACCTTGCCCATTTCTTCGCAATCTTGAAGATGGATTCCTTGTCAAACACCACATAGTATTCACCACGAATGTCATCTCTGCGATAGATGGGTAAATCGGCAATCATCGCAGCACCAGTAACGATTCTTTTCTCTTCGTCTTGGATGGCAAATTTGATAGGCGTTTCGCTGAATGCTAAAAAATCCTTTTGAATGGCTGCATTTTCAACGAGCGAAACAAAGTCAATGCCTGTCTCCTCGTCAAATTCGTTGATGTCTAATTTGTAAAGTGGAAGTTTCATCTTATTCAAATAGCATTATCGTACAACAGATACCCTTTTTGTGTTTCCAACCCTTGCTTGTGATCGGCTGATATCACCTTCGGTCACAAATACCCTCTGTTCAAATCCATTGACTTGTGGCAAACTTGAATTGATTGTTGGTGCTGACATTTGTGGGAATCCTCCTCCACTCATTGGTGATGCGGATGGGGCATTTGGTGATGTATATTCTGTTTTCCCAATCTTTTTAATTTGTGCGAGTCCAAATGCTGCCGCTGCGGCTGCTTGAATAAATGGATATATTGGGACTGCTGCGGTGATTGGTGAATCTTGTGCAGTTGTGAAAGCGTTTTGAGTTCCTTCAATCGTTGACAATATTGTTGACGCAATACGCAATTTTTTTTGCTGCTCAAACAATTTACGCTGACTGGCTTCATCACTTTTTTGATAAGCATCTGCAAGTTCGCTAACTGTATTAAAATAGTTAATCAAAGAATTTACCATTTCGGTATGATTCACTTTTATGGCAAGTGTTAATTTTTCAGCATTGCTATACTGTCTTTGATAGGTTTGCTCTTGCAGTTTTTGAGTTGTTTGCTCACCGAACTTGACTTGTTCTACTTGCTTTACAATCCCTTTTTCGGCATTTTTTAAATCCTTATCACGAAGTTCTTGACGCTTGTAATTGTAAATGTTTTGCAAAACCAACAACGCTTCTTGATTGGTTGCATATTGTTTACGAGCATTCTCATACCATTGTTGCAATTGCAGTAATTCTCTATCCGCCTCATCAGCCTGAAGAAGACGCAACTCTTGATTTAGTGTACGAACTGCATCCAGTTCTGCTTGTCTTTGCTCTCTTTTTTGTTTTGCCCTGTCAGCATCGGCTTTTGATTTTGCTTGGTCTTTGGCTTCATCCTCATCTTTAAGTGCTTTTATCTCTTTATAAAGTTTGATTTCACCATTAGTCAATTGTTCCAATCTCAAAGCATTGTCCTGAAGTTCTTTTTTTAATCTTTTCTCTCTCGCTTGATCCGCTTCAGTACCTGACAACATTCTACCTTGTTCAATGATTTTCAGTTCTTTTTGAATTTGAAGAAACCTATCATTCAACTTGTTTTGCTCTGCTTGTAAATCATTTAATTCACTTTGTTTTCCAGCAAGTTCACCTCTCAAAAGAATTTCTCTTTCACGGTTCAATTCCTTCATACTTTGATTGTACTTGTCTTGTTCTTTTTTGGCGTTTTTGGTTTCTTCCGATACCCCAAAGATTGCAAGACGAATATCATCCCAATATGCTACAATAGAACCAAGAGCAACAACAAGCAATCCTATCCCAGTTGAACCAATACCAGCCTTAATTGCTGCAAATGCTTTCTTCGCACCGCTGATGACATTGTTGAATATTGCAGTAAATTGTTGTTCAATCTTTCCAAGACCTTCAAGACCTTCAGCCAAAGCCATTGCACCTTGCAACTTGACCAATGTCTTTTCAAGGTCTTCGGATTGATTGCCAAACAAAGCCATCGCACCTTGTGCTGCTTGGAATCCACGAGCAACTCCTTGAACAACCGTGTTGATTTGTGAAAACTTGTCGGGGTTTACCGCTGCTACACGATCATTGAAATCATCCATCCTATCCCTTGCTTGTGCAAGTGCTTGTTCAGCTCTTATGGCTTCGGGTGAGAATTCACCAAACGCCATCACCGCTTGTTGTGCTTGGATGGTTAGTTCTTTGATTTCGGACTTCATTGATTTGAAGTCAGGTTTTTTGACGGTTAAGTCAATTGCTGCCGTTATTGCCATTATTTTTCTGCTATTATAAAGTAATCCACGCCATCCGTTTCAAAGATGTGTGATGCCCAATGTTGATTAATAGTGTGTGTATCCGCACCGTCAATCTTTGCCGTTCCAGTTGTATCAACGGTGATGGTATGTGCGGAAGTTATTTTTTTAATTACAAATTGTTTCCCACTTAAACCCGTTGGATCAGGCAAGGTAATTGTCTTGCTTCCACTGGTGGTATCAACCAAAAACAATCTATCGTCTTTTGTTGCCGTTGTGTTTGCCGTTACCGTCTTGACCGAACCACCACTTAAAAAGTTTGGATACATCTCGTAATTGCCCACATAGAGTGTGTCCGATTTGTTGACTTCAAAGTCCTCACAAATCAACGCAACGCTTCCGTTAGTGTTTGTCCCATAAACGACATCTTGCAAACCAAAACCCGAATTGTTGTTGTTGGTTGGTGACTGAACAATTCCACCGCCTACAAATACACCATTGCCCGTTTGCTGACTTCCTCCAACATTCAATTGACGAACGCCCGGAGTTACTGGATTGCTTCCGCTTGGATAGATGTCACCATAAATCTCTTCACTGTCTCCTCCACCCGTCCCACTTCCAACTGTCTTCGTAGTGATGGTTGCTGGTTCAATAAACTGCTGAAGCAAGAACTCGCACAAATACACACCATCCTCAATGGGATTGTAATCACTAATTTGATTCAACCTCCAATACTGACCTTCAAAGAAATATGAATCCGAGAATCTCAAATTCAACCAATCCTTTGGAGTGATGCGGAAATAAGCTCGTAAAATCTTGGAGTTCTTATTGGTGATTTCGCTGATGAAACGATAGTAAAAATTTGTGAAAAGGTTGGCGTTCCCATAACGATACCCAGCACCCACACCCAACTCTTTTGGCATACCAAATAATATGTCAAATGTTGGATTGCTCAATGAGTCATAATGTATGGTCAATGGCAAACTTGTTCTTGTAGAATATGCACTCGGACTTGCAAACAATTTCCAACTTACACCTGTCTGCAATCCACTATAATAGAATATACGAAGGTCACCATCCTTCTCCGCTTCCACATAAGACAAGACAAAGTTTCTTTGACGGTTGTCATAGTTCTTTATTTGTGTTGGTGCAAATATGACATCAATCTTCTTTTCGTTCTTGATGAATTGATTGTCTATTTTGTATGTTCGTGATCCGTATGTTGACTGATAGAGTTCTTGATATTCTTTGTTTGATGTATCCGCACCTTGCTTGTAACTGAAGACATATGGGTTGGCTTCCAATTCACCCATAGGTACAATTTCAACTGGTTGTGAATAGTCAAGTTTCGCAGTCCAATCTACATTCTCCCCATTATAGAATTGATCACGAGGAACACATCTTAAAACTTTTGGATTGGTTTTATCAGGTTCAATGTATAAGTTGAACATCTTAACAAAAGACATCATCAAATCACTTTGTCTTTGTTCGGAGTTTAAGAATGTTCCAAAGTCAACTGCGTCACCATATCCAAATGTAGTGGCATTTTGATCATTCCAAAAAACTGAACCGGTTAAAAGTCCTAATTGAAATTGTGCATTGGTTAAATAATTACCACTACCACCATCATAGAATCCTTTGAATCGTATTGTCACTAAATCCCCAGCATTGCAGTTAACATTTGGGAATGTCACATAGGATGTATAATTAATTATACCTGTCAAATCACCTACACTTTCCCAAGATATATCAATTAACTTCCCATTGACATATATGCCAATTTCCATCGTGACATTTGTATAAACACTAAATGGGATTGGAGTGATTTGAGAAGATATGTCGGCATTAAATACATAATTGCCTGATGTAGGTACTGTATAAACGCCTGTAGTATTGTTGTAATCCCCACCATTGTCAAAGTTGCTACCAGTTGAATCATCTTGGAATATCATCGTGCTTCCATTCTGCAATAATTGAGCAGTTGTGATTCGTGATGCTTGGAATTGCCTTCCCGATATTGTGGTAGATGCCAATGACAATCCGTTTGGTGGTGATAGAATCAACCGCTTGAATCTGTCATCATTAAAATATGAATCGTTGGTATAAGAGAATCCCGTTCCGTAGAATATTTTATCAACAATGGTTTTCGCATACAGGCAAGGAGTCATTCCAATCACGGCAAAATCCGTAATGTTCCTGATGTTTGAATAACCTTTGTCAATCATCGCATACATATAACCCTCTCCATAAGCAAAGGGTTGTGGCGTTCCGTTCTTGATGATTTGGTTTGACCAAGAATCCACCACTACACCACTTGACAAAGTGTGGTTGTATTCGCTGAAATCTAACAAATTAAGTTTGCGTTCTGCAATGGTGGTGAAGAAGTCCGCAGATTGCCCGTGACAAGTTACCTCATATGTGATGTGTGTTGAGTCATCCACCTTGATTGATAGCAACCTCAAGAACCCTCTCAACTGCTCAACTCCGTCTGCGTAGATGATGCAATCGGCTTTGATGTTTGGGTTGAATGATGTGCCATAAACCGTCTGTTCAACCTCAAAAAGATGAGAGAAGATTTTGTTGTTTGTCGCAGTACCCGGAATCTCAATTGTCTTTGACCATTCACTTTCTCGTGATTCAGGTTCACGGATATCCGCAATGCTTCGTGTGATCAGCACATCGGGATTTTGCAACAATTCTAAAGGTTGCCCTTCAACTAAAATTTCTATCATCTTCTTTGTCTCTTGGTATCAAAAGAATAAGTGATGTCCAACTCAAGCAAGAACGCATTGTCTTGAATGTGCTTTTT